GAAGATACTTGATGAGAAGTACCGTTTCCCTGCTTCATATAAGCATGTACTCGATGGGATAGTGCGTAGCCCGTATTACGATCAGGAGTGTTCACGACCTGGTGCAACACCACAAACTATCGCTCAGGAACTGGACAGGGACTACGGTGGATCGGAGTATCAGATATTCGGGAAAGAGTTATATGAGGCAGGAAAGGAAAATATTCTTAATCCTTACCAAAAAGGTATACTTTTTTATGATGAAGAAACTCTGGAACCTGACTATAATGAAACAGAAGATGGGCCATTTGAAATCTGGTGCCATCGGGACTCTAGAGGGATTCCTGTTAATTCAGGGCAATACGTCATAGGCTGTGACATAAGTGCAGGTCTTGGTGGTGACTACACGAGTAACTCCGTAATGTTTGTTATGGATACAGTTACTGGGCAGCAGGTTGGCGAGTTTGCGACGAACACGGTGCGACCGGAAGCGTTTGCAGACATGTCTATTGCTGCGAGTAAATGGTTTAATAATGCCTATCTAATCTGGGAAATGAATGGACCACCCGGTGGTGCATACACGAAACAGATACTCGAACGTAAATATCCCTATATCTACTATCGAGAAATTGAGAACAAGACATATCGCAAGAAGACTCGGAACCCTGGATGGTTCAGTACAGAAAAGAACAAACTTGCTGTACTCAGTCAGATGGCGGCGGCAATCAAGTCAGGTCAATACTGTGTACGCAGTGACAAACTGTTAAATGAGTGTCGTCAGTATGTTTACCGTAATGGTAAAGTTGTTCACTCCCGATCCGTTAGGACAATGGATGACAGTGCTAAGGGACAGGCACATGGTGACCGTGTAATAGCAGCGGCTGTTGCATGGCACGCTGGTAAGGATCGTCCGGCAGTAAGCAAAGAGGACAGGGAAGACTATGAGGATAACATTCCTTATGGTTGCATGGCGTGGAGATTCAAGGAATCCGAGAGACGGAAGACAGCCCTGAAGGATGGATGGTAAATGAACCCTAATCGCCAACTAGATCGTGCTCGCCTCCTTAAAGCGATAGAAAACTCTACACGAGTTCTCCGACCGTTTCGGGAAGTGCGTAAGAAATTAGTCAAGGACTTTGTGGGTTCCATGTATGGTTCTTCAGGTGATTCAGGTCGTCAGGACATTATCATGAACCTGATGTACCAGACGGCTGAAACATATACGATGTCCTTAGCAGCAAACCGACCTCGTGTGTTAGTGACAGCCCAGCACACAGATGTAACATGGTTTGCTCATTCGTTCCAATTAGGGATTAATAACTTAATCAAAGAGATTCGGTTAGAGGATATGTTGCGTAAGGCAGTGATGGATTCATTCTTCTCGATGGGCATCATAAAGGTTTATAGTGCTGACGCTGGATTGGTTGAGCTTGAGGGTGAAGACGCATGGGTAGACCCTGGCAAGCCATTCGCAGAGAACATTAGTCTTGATGACTTCTGCTATGACACAACTGCTGCTGAGTGGCGCAAGTCGTCGTTTGCACTAAACAAATACCGTATCAGCAGAGAGAAGGTTCTCAGTGATGGTGCCTACAACAAGAAGGTTGCAGAAGAATTAGATGTTGTGAGTCAGTATCCGGGATGGAACGCTGACTCTGGTGAAGTGCCGATCCGTGAGATGCTCAAGAGTGAGACTCAAGAAGCTGGCATAGAACCCATGATTGATCTGATGGATGTGTGGCTTCCTAAAGACAAGTTAGTGGTGACGTTACCAGTTGGTAAGAATACAGAGCCATTGCGTGTGGTCGAATGGGAAGGGCCGGAGAATGGACCCTTTCATACACTGAGCCTTACGTGTGAAGTGCCTGATAACATCATGCCTGTATCCCCTGCAATGAACTTGAAGCCATTGCATGACCTTATCAACGGGTTACTACGTAAACAACGACGACAAGCACAGCGACAAAAAGACATACCGTTTTACCAAGCAGGTCATCAAGACGATGCACGTCGTATTGAGAAGGCTAGTGATGGTGAATGGACACGGGTTGATAACCCTGACAGCGTGAACGTGATGAAGATGGGCGGCGTTGATCCACAAAATCAAGCCTTCGCTCATTCCATGAAAGATACGTATGACCGTATGGCTGGTAACCTTCAGATGATGGCAGGGCTAGGGCCACAGTCGGACACACTTGGACAGGACAAGCTAATCAGTGGTGCTGTATCCAAACGTGAAGCTAACATGCAGTATCGTGTGGTCGATTTCACTAGCCGGATTTGTAGAGATTTAGGTTCACTGTTATGGCAGGATCAAGTACTTGAGATACCTCAAGACTTTGAAACGTCTGGCATAAAGGTGCGAGCTGACTGGACACCCGAAGTACGAGAAGGCGACTTCATTGATTACAACTTCACGATTGAACCGTTTTCGATGATGTATAAGTCACCTTCAGAACGAATGCAGGGAATCTCAAACTTTGTTACACAGATTGCACTTCCAATGGAAGGCATGATGCAGCAGTACGGTGGAACGATTGACATTCAGGAACTCGTTGAGATGTACGCAGAGTTAATGGACATGCCAAGATTGAAACAGATTATTAAGTTTGAAGAACCAAAAGATGATCGACCAGGACCTACGCCTCAGCAGCCAGCTAAAGCAAGTCACACTGTGCGGGAATCAGTTCGCAGGAGTGTACCCACTGGAGGCACTGAGCAATCACGGAGTAATGTGATGCAACAGGTTCTACAAGGTGGGCAACCAAATCAACAGCAGATGGCACAAATGGGACGGGAGAAGGCAAGTGGGTAATCAATTTTTATGGAAAGATACTGACGGTGTAAACCGTTGGCATGACCACAAACAACCTGCCAAGGAGTTTCCGGCTGGTGTAGGAAAAGACAAGAGATGTGGCTCTAACGGCTGGGCTACAGGCCTTAAAAGCCTAGGTGCTGGAGTTCACTTCTCACAAGTTAAAGAGTTTCGTGAGGATGCGAAACAAAGTGGGTTCACAGGAGTAGAGTTTTCCAAATCTGGTGATTGTGTATTCACTAGCAGAGGGGAACGAGCACGTTACCTGAAACATCGAGGATTGCTCGACCGTGACGGGGGATATGGAGACTAGCCATGGCTGAAGAAATAAAAGAAATAGAACCGGATGAGGAGGTGACTTTATCTGAAGGGGACTTGGATGTTATTGATTCCTTGGAGAGCGACACAGAGTCGGAACCAGGGGTCAGTATCGACGAAAAATCAACTGATACTGCCGAAGTTGAAGCAGTGTTAGAAGAAGACAATAGTGTTGAAGATTCCACTGTTGATGACGGTCAGACGTTTAATCCTGACCTAACGTCTCGTGCCCAACAATATGGACTTAAACCGTCCGATTTTGGAACCGAGGAGTCACTGTCGTATGTAGTCAACCAATTTGACCAAGGGAATGCAACACTCTCCCAATGGAACAATTGGTATCAAGGCCAACAGCAACAGGGTGGCACCGAGGAACAACTACCTCAACAACCTCAGTTCTCCGTAGAACTGGGTGAGGACTATGACGAAGGCTTGAAGGCTGCGATCAATGGAATGGCTGCAAACATGCAGTCCCATTACGATGGTCAGCTAAACCTGATTGCCCAATCTGTTCTCGACCAGCAACAATTTGTGAACTATGCCCAACAGCAACAGTCACAAGAATACGCTGCTGGTGAATTGGAGCAGTTCAACACTGCTATTACTAACTTATCGAATGAAAACTTGTTTGGTTCGAGTGCTTATCAGGACATGAAAGCTGGATCACCTGAAGCTAATAATATGGAATCTGTTTATGAGCAGATGACTGTTTTGGCTAATGGATACCGGAGTTCAGGTCGAGGAATGCCAGCAATGGATGACCTTGTTAAGCAGGCGTATCACTCAGTTTTTGCTGATGAAATTGGAAACCAAGACCGACAAAGCCGAAATGATCGACTGCGTTCTAACAGTAAACGTCGTTTAGGTGGGGGAGTTTCTCCTTCATCTGATGCACGACCTATTGAGGACATCAATGATGCCGTTAATAGCAATGTGCTCAAAGACTTTTATGATAGTGCGATGGTTGAGAATGGAAGTAAGTAGGTCTACTTAAATAGGAGGGCATGAAATGCCTTTGTTACCAGATCAGCTAGACGATTTTACTACCTTGACTCTTGATAACTTCAAGAAAAAGTCATGGGTGGATCTGAGTCTAGATAATCAACAACACTGCTTCGCAGCTAAGTTCCTTAGCGGCAAGGCACGTACTCCCTACCAAGGTGGAGCACACCTTAATTGGAAAGTACAGACGACTAACACCGGAACTGCAAAGTTCTCGGAGTTATACAGCGTTGACGCTACAGCAGTTAAAGACTTAATGACGACTGCTAAAGTGCCATTTACCAAGGCAACCGTGAATTTCAGTTACGACGTTGACGAGCAGAGTTTCCAAAGTGACCGTGAAACGATTATCCGAGAAATCGACATCCGTCGTCACTCGGCGTTCAACGATTACTTTGAACTAATGGAAGCGGCTTTATGGTCGTCTCCAGCTAGTGACAGTCAGAGTCCACGTAATCCATTAGGCATTCCCTTCTGGATACAGAAGTCTACAACGACTCCTGGTGGTGGCTTTACTGGTGGTGATCCTTCTGGACACTCCAGTGGTGCAGCAAACATTGCTGTTGCTGATGTACCCAACTGGAAGAACTGGAGTGGTAATTACACATCTGTTTCTCGTGATGATCTCATTGCGAAGATGCGTAAAGCTATTGCTCATACTTATTTCCAAGCACCGAAGCAATTCGCTGAACTTGGCAATGGTAAAGGTGATTCCGACTGGGCTTTCTACACCACTTATAGTGTCGTAGAAGACATGGAGAAACTGCTTGAATCTCGTAATGACAACCTTGGTGTTGATCTTGCGAAGTATGCAGGTAGTGTCGTCGTTAAAGGTAACCCAGTTGTTTGGGTTCCTTATCTTGACAGTAATGACAGTTCTAACCCGATCTATGGTGTGAATCACAAAGTGCTTCAGTACCATTACAAGACGGGCAAGGACATGGTTTGGCATCCACCGCAAAAAGCGGCACGCCAACATACCACAAGAGAAGTCCATATGGATTCTTGGGGTCAGTTCATCTGTCTAAACCGCCGACGTTTATTCGTACTTTACGTGGCCTAATTAGAAAGGATTTAGTATTATGAGTGATCTATTTACTAGACCGCAACTTAAAGCTGGGTCCCTTCGTCGGGGCCTCAGTCCGACTCTTTGGAACCAAGCACCACTGGCACAAATTGCCGTTGGTGGACTGGATCAAGGATTCGGTTTTATTGACGATTTTCTGACGTTTGACGATGAGAACAAATGGGTTCTCACTCAAGCAACGGCTGGTACTGTTGCGTTGGATGTAGCCGCCAAGGGTGGTGTGTTGTTACTTGACTGTAACAGTACGACCAATAACCAAGGCGTGCAGATCCAACTCGGTGGTGCTGCTGGTGCAGCTTCTTTTATCGCCTCCGCTGCTTCGAAGATTTACTTTGAAGCTCGCGTGAAGATTGCTGATATTGGAAGCACGACCTGTCAGATGTTTGTCGGCCTAGCTGTTGTTGATACTTCCGTGCTTGCATCTGCTGCAAACTCGACAGCCAATCATATTGGTTTTGAAGCTATCAACACGACAGCAATGGGAATCCACAGTGAGAAAGCTGGTAGTCGAAGCTCGACTGCTGCTGTTCACACCGTCGTGGATGACGATTACGTGAAGTTAGGATTTGTTGTAGATGGATTGACTAAAATCACTCCATTCGTCAACGGCGTTGCTCAGACAGCCATCACTACGAACATTCCGATTGTCGGGATGACTCCGAGTTTTGTTTGTCATTCGTCTGGAACGACTGATCCGATCCTTCATGTGGATTGGGTTGCTTGTTACCAAGCGGAACACATTGCCAATTAGGTTTGTCTCCTGTGCGCGGCTCCGGTGGGTTGGATTCGTCCGATCTGCCGGGGCTTAGTGCAGGGGTTTTTGACCGAGCTATTAGTAGGGGTGGTCTTCGCTCGTTTACTCTTCCTCTTGTGTCCGTTCCAGAAGTCCCTCCAAATAGTCAAGCTCTTCCGCCGTAACGTCGTCATTCTCGGTCCGCCAATCATCCACTTTACCGCCTCCACCGAACGATCGCATCGCAAATATCACGAACATAATAATAAATAAACCACCAACCGAGATGTAAATCATAACAACCTCCATTTAACACAGGAACGAACACATCGAGACTAGTTTACCAAATCACAACACGAGGTGCTTGGTTAATCACGCCAATACTGATAAACCCAAGCCCAAACTAAAAGAAGTAACTAAATGAGTTTCATACGAGCAGAAGCTGTTACCGGATTCACATTCGGACTTGTAGCCAAAACGACTGGAGCTGCACTCACAGGTGCTGCATCGGGCGTAGGCAAATACATCACCAAAGATGGTGGTACGCAGGCTTCAATAGCTGGATCAATTGCCGAAGAAGGCAATGGTCAATACAGCGTTGACCTGACCGCCGCCGAGATGACCGCTGCTATAGTCGGACTGCTCTTTACTCACGCCGATGCGATTCCGGTTCAGTTCACGATCCGCAC